ATCGATAACGATTTCATCATCAGTATTTATAATCCTATTGATAATATCTTCAATTCTAATCTCATTTTTTATTTGTTCTTTGCTTTTACCTATGTGTATACTAAGAGTGCCAAAAATAGATTCAATAATATTGTTAATCAATTTTTGAGGATTGAATAACTTTATACTATCAATATAATCATTATTTAAATCTGGTAATTTTCTATTGTATGCTGTGTTACTGTAATAATCACTTGGTTTTACGTTTATAGTATTGTTAGGTGAGTTAGCGTCTGACCCATTTTCATCAAATCTTATTTGAAGGATTTCATTATTAGTTGTTTGTAATCCCCAAGCGTTGGTTCCACCATTATCTTGGATTGTGTTATACAAGTATGTGTTGAAGTCGGTACTATTTAATAAACTTTCCCTATCATCATAAAATAATTTACCAGCACTAGATAAAGGGTCTACTTTAAAGATATCAAGTAAATCAATTTTATTTAATTCTAATGTAATTCCATTATCAATGAAGTCTTGTGGTATAGAAGGGTTTATACTACAACTAACCATAGATTTTAAAGATTTTTTAAGTGCTTTTTTAATCTCTAATTCAATTTCTTCTAAATTATATGTTAATACTTCTACTAAAGATTCTTTAAGTGATTCGAAACCAATTAAAGCCTTGTGTAAGTCTATTAGGAAATCTAAGCTATTTGTTTTTTGGGATATGGATTCTAGAGAATTCAGCAAAGACATTTTAGGGTAACCTTCGCTGGAAACCCTTAATGCAGCTATTTGACCGAATACATTAGATTTTTCTCTAGTAACATCCATTATAAAATTTTATTCAGATTTTGAGTCTCTATTGTTAACCATTTCTCTAATTCTGGCAAAACTATCTTTACTAACAATTTCTTGGTTATTACCAACTGCCGCAGCAATATCACCATTATGTTTAATGATATCACTTTGTAATTTACCAACATCTAATTTGATTTTTATTGCTGAATCCTTAAGTTTTAAAGCGTCTGTTTTTGCTTTGGCTATTTTAACCCAATCATCAACATCTTCTGGTGATGAACCAGAATCAACTTCATTGATTACTTTTTGAGCATCTTGAATCATACCGCAAGCATTATTGTAAACTTCTTGCATTATATTCTGAAGAGAATTGCTGTTATTAATTTCTATTTTTTGTTTTGTGGCTCTGGGCATAATATATCTTTTTATTATAAATAGGTGGTTTTAGGCTTTTATTACAAATAACCCTTATCTATTTTATCTTCTTTGATTAGGTTGTAAATATTTTTATACCTACGCATTGCAAGTCTAATATCTTTAGTTACAAGGTTGGTGTTTTCCCTAATGGTAGCTAAAATCATATTTTTATTGAATTTACTACCACCTTGTAAAGATTCAAATAGGTTTTCCCACTCACTAAGTATATCAACTAACGCTTCACCTACTTTTCTTTCATTTTCAGTTAACTTCTTCTTACTATCATTTTCATTGGTTTTAAGTTCTATTTTAAGTTCTTCTATGATAGTGTCTATTAAATCAGATAACCCGTAATCACTTTCGGGTAATGAATATACATAATCGTCTTGTTTATGTATTGTTGACATTGAAGAATCGAAATCAGCCATTTGATTTAACTGTTTATCGTCCTTTATTAATAAACCTAAAAGATAATGTTTACATATGGTACCATAATAAGAATAGGCACGTTTACCCTTACTGGAATCGAATTTATCTGCTTTCAGTATAAGGTATGATAAAGTATCACTGTGAATAGCTTCAAATGAATAGCTGTTTCTATATAATTTATAACGTCTAATGATTGAATCAATCATGGTGTCAAATGCATCTCTTAAATGCTCATTATAAATTTTATTTCTAATTGCTGGGTCTTCTTCATTTAAAAATTCTACAACTGCTTTTTCTTGTACTGCACCAAAATATAAACCATTTTTTCTTTTACGACCTCTTCGTTTAGTCATTAATACTTAGTCCTTTTTTTTGTAAAGAATGTTTCTATCATCAAGATGATAACATTCTTTCTTAGCCAAACTTAACCACCATCTTGATTCATCTAGGGAAAGTTCTTTTTTATATGTACTCCAAAGACTACCTTCTCTTTCGTTTACGTGTTTGTACGCTAATTTAGGTATTACCATAACTCTACATGGGTTATGGGTCATTCTTAATAAGAATTCATAGATAAAGCTTAATTTCATACTTTCTTTAAGCCCACCATATTCTTCGTAGGCTTCTTTAAGTACTGCCATACCATCGATATTAAAATTTTGATATCTTAATAAAGATGCATTGTCTAAAATTCCAAGTTCATCAGAGAATTGGGATGCCCAAACGGCTTCATTTGTAAAGTTCAAAAATTGGTCCGCTGGTGTTACATCTAATACCATTGGTAAAAAGATATTAACATTCGGTTGGTCCAATCTATAGTCGATTACATTATTAACCCATATTCTGGCCAATTCATCATCTTGCTCAAGAAATATAAACCAATCGGTTTTACATTCTTTTACACCTAAATTTAATTGGGCTTGAAAATTTGTATTGCCTTCATTAATAACTATCTGATAATTAAGCACTTTTATCTCTTTTGTTAATTTTTCTACTAATTTTACATCATCAGAGTCTTTTTTAACAACTAAAATTAACGCATCTGGTGTTACTATTTGTTTAGAAACACTAAGAATTGCTCTCTTTAAAAAGGTTTCATCAGCATTGAATACTGGGATAATTATACTTATTTGATTTTCTTCTTTCATCTTATTTGGTTTTTTCTTCTATTTTTAGTAATGTTTCAAATTCTTCTTTTCTTTTTTGAACGAAGTTTCCGTAAACATTCTTTATTTTCTCATTTACAATTTCTTCAGTAAATTGGTCTTTAGATGCATTAATTCCATCTATAAATTCTTGAGGAATCGAATCTTCTAACCAAGCCCTCATATAGTCAGCAATCAATGTTGGGACTGCTAAAATATCGTTGGTCCAAATACCATTATTTTTTAATTTAATGTTTGATGTGGTTGAACCTTCATCTTCCATCCAATCTGGTACCATATCAGGGATTTTACCAACAACTGGTGTATCAGATTGAATACATTCTAATGGGAACGTACCAAAACTTGAAATGTCATCAACCCATACAGCTAAACAGGATTGCCCTAATTGTTCTGCAAATGTTTTTCTAGGCAACCCTCTTAATTCCCTAAATGATAACCATTTATACATAGGATATTGTAAGTAGAATGATTTAATAATCCTTAATGCTGATTTTTGGTCTCTAGTTAAAATAGAGATAATCGGTTTCTTCAATTTGTTACTCGGTTTGAAATAATCAGGAATTGATGGTGGGATAATATGGTTAATCACACTTGGGAATAATCTTTTAATGTAATCACCTTGTTTTTGACTTGTAGTTATTATATCTCTAAATCCATAAGTAAAATCCCATCTTTCACCTATTCTTAATAATTCTAGAATAGCATTATATGATTGTGAAAGTACAATTTTTTTACATGGGAAATCTTTAACAGATTCCATCACGTTAGCGAATATTTCTGGGATAATCAAATAATCAATAGGACTTAAATTTAATTCTTTTTTTTCTATTGATACGTGAGGTAATTTAGCGTAACTTTCGCCTAACCATTCACCGACACCGTGATAATCATCTTTATCATGTAAAATATAAGCCTTATAACCTAATTCATTTAAGACTTTTACGTGTTCATAAATATTGGCAATCCCAGCAAGTGGGTTCCCTTTTGTGTCCAAAGTAAAGAAATAAAAACCGAAGTCATTATTATCAATTCTTTCAACAAATTCTAAAATTTTTTCTTGTTTATTTTCCATTTTTAATCCATTTTTTTAAGTATACCATATATTAATAAAGTGTTAAAAGCTAATTTAAATCTAACACTTGTTTCTTTTAAGCTATTTGATGCTAACATTGAATCAGCTTCTTGTTCATCTCCCAAGTCGGATATAAAACTTCTAACTAGTTCAAATTTAACTCCATTAATTTCTTTATGTTTTATGTGTTCTTTATTTTCTACAACAACACCAGAAGACTTTCCATGGTCATTAAAAGTTTCTGTTGTTTTGGTTGTTGTTATTTTATCTTTCTCATCTTTATCTAAAAGTAAGAAGTTATCCAATTCTTCAAAGTCTATAAAATAATGTTCACCGAATAATTTAATCATTGTTTATAATTTTATTAAATGTTTCTTCATCATTAACAAATTCTAAAATATTTTCCAGCTCGTAATCGGCTTTAGAGTTTTTGTTATAAGAAGTTTTTATTTTTACGGATATTTTACCTTCTGGTTTAGCTTCTAAAGCTATCGGGTTGGCTGTTACTAAAATATCAATACCATCCCATTTTTTAGAAGTGTCCATGACAAATCTTATATTATCACCTGTAAATCCTAATTTAGATAAAAAGAAAAGTGTTGAAGGTCGGCTTTTATGAGCGTCTCGACTTATAATAATTACCTCGTGTTCTTCTTCATCGTTAATATCCGAAATAAACCTATTTAATATAGGCCCAATGTTCGTATGTAATTGGTCCGCATGTGCGAAAATCTCCATGGGTGCCTCACTATAAAGAAATTCGTTTAGTTTCTCTTCAGAAGGGAATTTAAAGTATTTAAGTAAATCCCATTCTTCTATTTCAACATCTTCCAAATCTTTTTGGTAGTATTTCCCATAGACATATTTTAATTGTCCTATGAAGTCTCTAATAACTTCGTTTAATGTTATTCCTATTCTCATTGTATTAGTTTAATGAAAAATAACTCAAAGTAAATAA